TACATGTTTATCCTTTGCTAATAAACTAGCCCTACCCCCAGTATTGCTACTGGGGATAAGACTAGCGGATTAGAATCCTGAAACGCTAGATGCAGTTTCGAGACGGTAAAGAGCTTCTTCACGGTATACCTTGAAGCCAAGGATGCCGTACCAACCGATTGGACGGAAGCGGTTGAGCTTGTCAACTACTGGACCAACAACGGTGTGTGGCTCTTCTGCCACAGCCTCTGCAAGAGCTTGCTGTCCACATAGGTAGGACGAGTAAACTCGTACGGTCTTCTGCAACTGACCATTGCTTGCGGGGAATGCTAGGGTAGCACCTGCAGCAATAGAGTTGTTGATGATCGTAAAGGTGGTTGTGCTTGGAACTGTCTGTACTTGGTATGTACCACGAAGACCAGCAGTAACTGCTGAACCTGAGATAACAATCCAGTCACCAGCCACAAGGCTGTGAGTAGCAGACGTTACAGTGATGACAGTGTTGCCATCAACTGATGTTGCAACTGGAACAGTAGAGGTACCAACAACAGCAGTAGAAGCAGTACCTTCAGCAACTGCTGAAAGACGTGGAGATTCTACGAAGTAAGCACCTTCAAATGAGCCAATTTCACCAGCCCAAATTTCACCGTTTGTCTGGTACTCGTGAGGAGTACGCCATGCACCAGCACCAGTCTCCTTGCGGAGGTCGTGTGATACTTCTGGGTGAACAGCAGCGTAGTACATTGAACCCTTGCGAGGTACAACTTTGTTAGCACGAAGCTTTGCAACAGCCTTACGGATTGAAGCAGCAGTAATAACATCGCTTGAAGTGATACCTGAACGAGTAGAATAACCACCAGCACGAGATACCTGAGTACCATTCTGAAGTTCAATCTGAACAACTTCATCAAGTGAGTCAGCCATGTTGTAAGCCATTGAGTTAGCAAGCAGTGGATCTACCTCAGCAAGTGAGAAGGTCTGAATCTTGCGAGTTGAGATAGCAGCGTTACCATATTCATTAAGAGTAATATTCTTAATGAATGGAGTACCAAATGCTACTGCATCTAGGTCTGGCGTTTCTGCCAGAGTAGAAGTCTGCTTATCAAGATCACGGAAGATCTGCAATGAAACAGTTGAGCCCGGGATAGACTGATTAGCGGGACGCTTATCAGCAATCTGACGGAGCATAGGAGTGGAACGTAACTGAAATTCAATCAGACGGTCATAGGCTTGCTGGATAAGACCAGCACCACCAGATGTACCACCAAGAGAAGTTGAGCCAGCTCCAGTATAGACGTTAGTGCCTGTATAGGTAGCAGCCATAATTATTTCCCCTTATGGGAGTAGTAGATTTACAATGAATTTTAGAAACCATTAATCATTGCAATGATTTCTTCTGCACTTTCGGCATTATTCAAACGCGCATAAACATCGTTTGGATCTTCAATAGCCTGTGCAGCATTGGTAGCAGCATTAATCTGTCGAAGGACAGTTGTGTCTGGTACCTGTTGTGGAGCTTCCTCCACAGCAATGCCAAAGACATCACCAAAGTCTTCTAACCATGTACTGATAGCCTCAGCATCAGAACCAATGTCAGAAGGAATAAGGGCTGCAATCTTAGGATTGACACCCTTATTAGTTAGAACAGAACTAACGACAGACTCACGTTGGAATTTACGTAGTGATTCCAGTTCGCCTTCTAGTTCTTTGATACGCTTAGACTTAGCGCGTTCAGCTTTACGAAGATTCTTTACAGCATTATCTGATTCAAAGTCATCTTCAATATCAAAGATGTCATCGTCTTCGTACCATTCGTCGTTACTCATCGTAACTTTCTCCCATTTCTTTTCAGTGTAATCGCAGACCACATACCAGTTGGGGAAACTAATATGGCTTCTACTACCAGTCTTATACTCAACTAGGGGCTGGTCGATCCTAGTGGATTCTAATTAAATTGAACCTGGACGGGTTCGCTTGAGTGAGCCAGTGGTAATACCAGACTGACCCTTAAACTGTGCACGAGCTTGTGAAGCAAGCTTTTTAGTCTTTGCTCCAGCTTGCATGCCAAGCACATTCTCTGATTCAAGTTCTTTTTGAAGTTCATCGGCAGTTGCAGTTTCATTAAACATGGCTGCAGCAGTATTAAGTCCACCTGTTTGTGCAGCAACTTTAGATAATCCAGCACGAGCAACTTCACGAGTAACACCTTGACTAGCAAGATAACCTGCACCAAGTGCAGACGGAAGTCCTGCTTCAGTCTGTGCTGCTTTAACATCAGCAATATCCAACTTGTTCTTCAAGTATGCAGAACCTTCTTTACCAAGAAGTAAAGTTTTAGTTAGTTCCATATCGGTAACACCAGGATACATGTTGCGAAGTTCACCCAATAAAGCTTTATCGTCATTAGATACTGCAGCAGTTACTTTATTGTAGGCAACACCAAAGCGTTGCGATAGTTCGTAACCAGATACATTGCCAGAAATCCATTTAGCTTTATTGTCTGGAGTAGAAAAGTCTTTAGCGCCATAGGATGCTAGTACTTCATCGTAAGCTTTTTCAGTAGAAATGTATTCTCCTTCAGTCAAAGGATTCTTACCTTGCTTACGTAGTTCTTCGTTACCAGCAAATCGTTGCTTGTATGGTGCTGATTGACGTAACTCATTAATAGCAGTTTGATAATTCTTTACACCATGTTCTTGAACAAGTGTCTGTAAGGTAGATGCTAATGCATCAAGGTTATTAGCCTTGAGTGTATTGTAAAGATCTTGCCATCCAGCCATGTTAAATCATTCCAAACTGAGATAGAAGTTTATTTGTAAAATCATTGATCTCTTCAGTGCCAGGCTTGCTATTAGCCCATTCATCACTACTACGAATCATCTTTTCTGCAGAATCAATAGTCAGTTCTTGACCATTTTCTTCCTTGCCAGACATTAACTTTCTCATCCATGGATTCTTCATAGTAACTTCACCACTAGGAACACCTAGCATTTGAGAAATGATCTGTTGATAGTGAGCACCAGCATCTCTAGCACTATCTTTAGAAGTAATAGAATCAGCATGTGCACTATAAGTCTTTTTAGCAATACGAGTAATGTAATCTTTAGCATTACCAATAGTAATATCTCCTGCAGCAATAGCAGTTATCTGGTCCTTAAACCAACTGGAATCTAATGTGACACCATTAGCGTCAGCCCACTCGGTAAGAATACTTCTATTGTCTCCAGCTTCACCAGTGTAATGCTGTCCACTTTTTTCGTCAGTAATTGGATCAATTTTTTGCGAAAGCATATTTTTAATTTCAGCATCAGTATAACCAAGACGCAGACTGTCAGATGCAAATGCATTTAATTCTTGTTCACTAAAATTAACACCCATTTGACCAGCAATGTCGCCAACAACAGCACGACGAGCACGAGTTTGTGAATTAAATTCAGCAAGATCTGTAGCTTGAAGTACTGCAAATTTACGAGCAGCTTCATTCTTGCTCTTAAACCAATCAGTTGATTTAAGTGCAGTTAAAAACTTTTCTTTAGACCATTCTTGACCAGTACGTTCAGCGTTCCATGCTTGATTAAAAAGATTCTGGAGGCTATCGTCAGTTAAGATTAACCTTCTAGTAAAACCAAAATTAGCAGCAACTTGAGAACTAGTTACCCAACCTTGGTTATCGTTCCAAATATATTTTTGACCATCTTTAGGTTTTGGAGGTTGAACCCATTTTTTTTGTTTTGCATTATAGGTCCATGCGTCGCCAGGTTGTTGATCTGTACTTGTGTGAGTTGTGGTAGTACTGCCATTAGAACCTTTTTTAGTCCATGTTGTTGAAGTAGTATTTCCCATAATTAACCTAACTGACTAGCATTTGTAGGAGCCAAAGCTTCCATCAAATAACCAAAGTATTTATTTTCTTTAGCATTCTTTTCTGCATCTGGAGCATTTAGTGCCTGTTCTCTACCAAAATACCTAACAACACCCTCGTCAACTCCACCACTGGTAGTGACAGTTTGCATGTTAGTCCCTTGACCAGAGTAAGTAGTAGTGGCTGGATTTGCTTGTTCATAAGAACGCAATTTTCCTAGGAAGTCATTTAGTTCTGATTCAGTAGCACCACGACCCACAGTCGCTTGGAACAATTGATCAATTGCTACTTCATATTGTTCTGGTTTAAATCGCACATGTTGAATAGTTGTTCCATCATTACCATCACCAATAGAAGCAGTACTAGGAAGTTTTCCTGGAGTGCGCATGTAATCTTCAAAACCAATCAAAGATACATTTTG